TAAAAGCGCGTCTTAAAGACGGCATTTACGTCACCTTGCGACTTTTCATCCGGCAGAAGCTCAGTCACGCTCATAACTTGATCCCCAGCGCCAATGCGGAACGGACCCGTCTCGGCGTAAGGTGTCAACGCACCGTAATCAAAGCCAATCTCATGCTCGTAAATCTTGTAATCCGCTGGGTCAGCCATCATTGGCTGGCGGAATGCGCTGCGGTCAACGCCAGCTGTGCGAGCCAGCTCGCCAATGTACCATGTGTTTTCTGTGTAGTTAAACGTCACATAACGATTGTTTTCCGTTGATGCCGCGCTTGGGTAAAACCAAGTAATCTCGCCAAACATGGAATTAGACATGCCAAACGCTTTGCTGATCTGGCCACGGTTGATGTCGTTGAAGACATAATCTGACACGTCGCAAGGTAACTCCTGAACCTGACCACCCGTGTAAACGTAAAACGAATTAACGCCCATCCAGAATGCACCAGCATCCACAACAACGGCAGCCTGTTTTGCTGCAAGCCCGCAGGACGTGCCAACGCGCTCAATGCCGTAAACGTATGGCGGGCCAATGTAGTTGGCAACGTGGGCATCGCGCGTTGTCAAAAGCAAGGTTTGCCCGGCAACAGTCACGCCCTTCATCAATGCGCCAGACGTGTTTAGCTCAAGATCACCCGCCTCGTTTGTAGCGGCTGGCGTCCATGAATTGTTATCCTCACGGTCAGACCACTGCACCTTGCGAGGATTGCCGCCCGCGCCAAGCGCAAACAAAAAACGCTCCTCAGTTACAACGCAACCAAGATTGCTTGTTGGCGCGTTAGACAAAACCGCAGCGGGCGTGCCAGTGCTGAGCTGCCATTCGTAAATCTTGCCATCGTCCTCGTTGCACGCCAGCAAGTATTCACCCCACGTTTCCAAATCCCAGCTGGTCGCTGGCTGAATGCGAACTGTGTCAGGCCGAGCAATGCCGTATGCGTATGCGCCAAACTCCGCGCCGCCGTAGCCTGTAAAAGATATTGCGTCCTCACGCCCAGCAGTTAAGCCAACCGGGGTAATGTCATATTGAACGCCAGTCTCGGCCCAAGCATAAAGCTTGTTGTATGTGCCAGCGGCAATCCAGCGGTCGCTGCTATTTGTGTTCCAAGTAGTTATGCCGCGTATGCTTGCGTTTGCAGCGTTGTTGTTGCGCGTGCGCCACCCGCCTACCGGGCGCATAACGCCGTCATGCCAGCGAATAAGGCTTGCATCACGCCAGCGGCCCATGCTCTGCAAGTCAGTGCCGTTGCGATAGACGCCAGCTGGAATGTTTAGATCAATTAAAGCCATTGTCGCCTCTCGGAAAACGCATTGCGGCCAATATAGCACATTGTACCAAATATGCAAAAGGCCAGCATATAGCTGGCCAGTTGCGTTATGTTGTGCAAGCTATTCAGCTTCGTCTTCCGCTGGTGCTTCCAAAGAGTCAGCTAGCATCTTAACAAACGCCTCGCGACCCACTGAAAGCTGATCCAAGTTAAACTGAGCATTGCCCAGCTTTCGATCTAGGTCTTGCACATGGTTAAGCATAGTCTTCTGTGCGTCAGTGAATTCTTCGATGTTGTATTCGATGTCGTTGACTGTGATGAGGTTCTTTTCGTTTTTACTCATAACGGTCTCCTTTCAGTTGGGGTTAAGAGTTGGCTGCGATTGCAGCGTTTACCGCAGTCATATCTTCCGTTGTCCAGAAGTCTTTTGCAACCATTAGCTGTAGATGCTCTACGTTGCGTGACACAGTGTCAGCCCAATCAGCATCGTCCATGCCCTCTGGTTGCCCAGCGTTTAGCAGGTCAACAGAGTGACCCATTGCGACATAATGCTGGGCAATCTCTTCTACTGTCGGTGTGTCTGTCATGTTCTTTCTCCTTTATAGACAAAACTACCATAATGCTGCTGCCTAGCTTGTTCTGCTATAACAGCGGCGGTTTCAACATCGTCATAGTATCCAAAGTGTTTCTGCTTTCCATCAACACTGACCTGAACACCATACTTTGCATGATTCTTGTGCCAATAGACATTAGGCACTTTGCATTTATTGTCGGAACGCAACCGTCTGTTTAGACTATTCTGCTGCTGCGTTGCCTCACGCAAATTCTCAATACGGTTGTTAAAAGCATTACCATCAATATGGTCAATGATCTCTGGCAAATAGCCTTTTTTCATCAAGAATACGATGCGATGCGCTTGGTATTGCTTTCCTTTGATCCGTGTCTTTGCGTACCTGCCAGACTTATAGATAGCAGACATGCCGACTTTACCACGGCGGCTCTGTACCTTGCGAACAAGATCACCATCATTGTATTTAAACATCTGATGGGCTAGTTCGTACAGTTCCGCAGTTGGTGTATCAGTCATGTCTTTCTCCTTTTTTGACTGGTTACGACAAAGTATTTGTGCTTTCATCAAACGTCATGCCAACAACTTCCGCATCTTCTTTCCAAGCATTTATTTCTGCTTGAGCCGCAGAAACAGCGTCGGCAACATACTGTTCTGTTGTTTTTCCGTCTGCGATTGGAATGCGTTTGTCAATAACGAGCAACTTATCGTTATGGGTTACACGCAGCCCAACTAACTTTTCATTGTCTTCTTCTAAAAACTTATCAACCTTGATTGTCATATTGACTTTCCTTTACGTTATGTTTTCATTAAGGCACTACCAAACAATGAAACACAGAATGTTCTTGATGCGCCCGTTTTGTTTTCAAGTGTAAGCGTATGACTATTACCAGATTTGTACAAATTAATCGTACCAGCGTTGCCGCCTGTGGTAGTAAATCCGAAGCTTATCGCCATTGATTGCTGCAAGTAAGTGCCTGTTCTGTAGTTCGCCCAGTAAACAGCTCCGTCACCAACTGCTCTCTCATAAACACAAACCAAAGCCGCACCACACATAGCATCCGTGATGGTAACGGTACTATTATCAGCAAGCGTAATGTAGACATCATGATCCATGCTTAAACGAAGCACATTATCCGCAGCGTATGCGTGCCAAGCATTATACGCATTGTCGTAATGCATATATGGTGTACCATCCCCATCCGACAGAACGATGTTGTTGCTTGAGGTGCGGATGTCCAAGCCGCCTTGGTTGCCTGAGTATGCGCCAAGGATGGTGTTTTTAGAGCCAGTGGTCATGGCATCCCCAACACCCGCACTAACTCCGTAGCGACCTACGCCAACAAATGTGTTTTGCGTACCTGTCGTGGCGTTATATCCTGCGCCCCTGCCGATGAAGGTGTTGAAATTACCTGTAGCTAAACGCCCTGCATACTCACCAAGGGCGGTATTAATGGAACCAGTATTAGAATACAGCGCATTGAAACCGATAGCGGTGTTTGATCCATTTGTAGTTTGTGAATACCCCGCCTCATACCCAACCGCTGTGTTGTTGATGGAGGTGGTGTTGTTTTTTAATGCCGATGCGCCCAATGCCGTGTTGTAACTGCCAGTAGTGTTGTCACTCAAAGACCAATAACCATGCGTACTATTGAATATTCCTGATGTATTTGCATCACCCGATATACGCCCAACAAAAGTGTTCTGAGAGCCTGTTGTGTTTGCTGCACCTGCACTATCGCCAACAAATATGTTGTTAGTACCAGTAGTGTTAGCATACCCAGCTTGATACCCAACAGCAGTGTTGTTGCTGGCGGTGGTGTTACCAAACAGTGCATTTGTGCCAAAGGCCGTATTAGAGCTACCAGAAGTATTGCTTGCCAAAGTTTCACGACCAAACGCTGCATTCACAACACCTGTTGTGTTGAGATACATTGCCTGATAACCCACAGCAGTGTTGTTGCTGGCGGTGGTGTTTTCACCTAAAGCACCTGTTCCAACGGCAGTGTTGTTTGCACCTGTGGTGTTAAGTTCCAAAGCTGCACGAATTACGCCAGAACCGCCGCCGCCTAGAGCAGTGTTGTTAGAAGCCGTTGTGTTGGACTTTAATGCCCACAAGCCCAATGAGGTATTCTGCGCACCCGTAGTATTACTATAACCCGCCTGATAGCCAACAGCGGTGTTGTTGCTTGCGGTGGTGTTGTTGTAGAGGGCGCTGTCACCAAGTGCTGTGTTACTTGCGCCAGTCGTATTAAGTCGTAACGCCGCAACACCCACACCAGTATTTGCAGATGCAGTGGTGTTGTTTGTTAATGCCGCATAACCAACTGCTGTGATTTGACCTGTTGTATTTGAAAAACCAGCAATATCACCTACCGCAGTAACCGCATTAACGGTTGTAGTTGAATAACCCGCTTGTCTTCCTATAAATACGCTGTTTGTCCCCGTAGTATTATTATACCCTGCCTGATACCCAACCGCAGTGTTGTAGCTGGCGGTGGTGTTGTTTGCTAATGCCTCTTGACCAAAGGCAGTATTGTTGGAACCTGTTGTGTTGTTGTAGCCTGCGGCGTAGCTACCAACAAACGAGTTGGCACCGCCCGTAGTATTCAAATAACCTGCGGCATTGCCAACAAACAAGTTAATCGTCCCAGTAGTATTGCTATACCCAGCCTGATACCCAACAGCTGTGTTGTTGGATGCGGTGGTGTTGGAGCGCAGGGCATCATAACCCAAACCTGTGTTATTGCTCCCAGTCGTATTTGAGGTCATTGCCGTCTGACCCATTGCTACATTGAAAGATGCGCCATTCGCTGATGATAAAGCTAAACCTCCAACCGCAATATTAAAATCGCCAGTTTGAAGTGTTTGTAAACTTTGCGTTCCAATGCCAATATTCCACGCTCCAGAAGTTACCGCTGTTAAGGCAGTAGCACCAAGTGCGTTGTTCCTAGAGCCTGAAGTAAGACTATCCAACGCAGTATCACCCAACGCCACGTTGTCTGTACCAACAGGATAATTCCCATCCAGCTTGATCGTGCCGCCATC